TTGAGACAGTTCAGGTTATGTCTGATGGTACAGACGGTAAGGTCGTAGATACTTACAAGGACTTTGGCGCTAAAGATTCCGTCATGAAGATGTTTGAGAACACTGGACTTGGTGCTGACTTCATTAAGTCACTTACAGATTCTATCGACAAGGTATACGACGAGAATATCATGCCAACCGATGAGCAGATACTTAACAGCATCTACTCAAGCGATGCATATAAGACTCGGTTTGCTGCCAACGAAACAATTAAGAAGCGCATGGCAGAAGGCAAGGGTATGCCTGGCGACCGTCTTCTTTCACCAAGAGAATACATTGCAGCCGAGGCTGGGTATCGAGAGATACTACAGAACGCAGGACTTCCTGTCGGATTTTACGATACACAAGATGACTTTACCAAGCTTATTGGAAATGCAATAAGCATTGGAGAATTAACAGAACGTGTCAACATTGCACAGAACGCACTTAACAATGCAGATGCCAATATCGTTAACGCTCTTAAGGAGTATTACGGTATGACAACTGGTGACCTTACCGCTTATCTTCTTGATAAGGATAAGGCATTCAATGTTATTAACTCACGTTACCAGTACACCACAGAAGAAGCCAAGAAGATGTACGGCGCTGCTGAGATTGGTGGAGCTGCAGGTCGTGCAGGTATGGGTGCAAGCAAGGGATTTGCTGAAGAGATTTACGCAGCAGGCAAAGGCTCTATGGCAGAGCAAACATTCCAAACCGCAGCACGTCAGCAATCAGACTACAGCAGATTGCTTGGTCTTTATGGTGAGACAGCTGGTCAAGAAGACTTGGCTCGTGAATCACTTGGTCTTGCAGGTGGTGCGGAAGTTGGCATCAAGACAAGAAAGCTCGCTTCTAAAGAGCGAGCAAAGTTTGCTACACGTAGCGCGATTGACAAGACAACTCTTGGTCGCGCAACCGCAGCCGACGTTTAATTAGGTTCCGCTTCAGACCGTCCAGCCCTGAAGTGTGTATCAGTCTGGAAGTCATCACGTCTACGAATCACTACCCCTGGTGAGGAGTACGTGTGATGCAAACCCGATGAGGGTCAACCAACTAAAAGGGAGAAAAAGCAATGGCAGAAAACTACGAATACGATATCGAAGACGACGAAGACGACTTCAATGACACAGGTCTAGTGAAGAAACTTCGTAAGCAAATCGACGGACTTCAGAAACAATTGAAGGAAAGAGAATCGCTTATTGAAGAATTCACGACATATAGTCATGAAGCATCAGTCGGAGAAATCCTAGAGTCATTCGGACTAAATGCAAAAATCGCTCAGTTCATTCCATCAGAAGTCGAAGCCGACCCTGATGCAGTAGCTGAATGGCTAAATGAATACGGTGATGCCTTTGGTATTGAAGCCGTTGAAGAGGGAGGGGAAGCCTCCCCAGATGCTCAAGCATATGAGCAAATGTCAGACTTTGAAGATGGAGAGTACAACCCATATGTCGGTCAGGATTTGCAATCTCGTATTGCAAATGCCTCATCGCCAGAGGAGTTAAAGTCTTTACTCAAAGGTTGATAATCCACATACAACCCTAATAGAAGGAAATCATGCCGATTACACCAGCAACGTCAACGACGACATCAACGATGTCGAACTTGATTCAGACCTCGTATGACAAGTTCATCGAGTTCAACCTTCGCTCTGAGCCAATGTTCCGCAAGTTCGCGGACAAGCGCCCAGTCGATGTCACAAACCCAGGTAACACTGTGGTATTCCAGGTCTACAAGGACCTATCACGTGCTACAACAGCACTAACTCAGACACAAGACCCAGATGCAGTAACACTTAACAACACTGACAAGGTCAATGTTGTTGTTGATGAATACGGCAATGCCGTTATCACAACAGAGCGTTTGGCTCTTGAGTCACTTTCAGCTGTAGACCCAGCAGTTGCAGATATGCTCGCATTCAACATGCGTGACTCTCTCGACTCACTTGTTTGGGCTAAGCTTACAGGACTAGCAACAGGTCGCTTCACAGGAACAACATCAGCTGATGAGTCAACACTCAACGGTGAGAACGTTTCTTCAAGCACAACAGCACCATACATTTCTTCAGCTCTTGCTCGCAAGGCTGTTGCAAAGCTTCGTGGTGCATCTGTTCAGCCACGTGAAGGTGGCTTCTATACAGGGCTTATCCACCCAGATGTATCTTTTGACCTTCGTTCAGAAGCAGCATCTGCTGGTAACGTTTCATGGCAGCTTCCACACACATACACAGAGGCTGGCGTAGCCAACCTTTGGAATGGTGAGCTAGGTATTTACGACCAGGTTCGTTATATCGAAACACCACGTGCTGAGTCAATCTCAGGTTCAGGAACATCTAAGGTTTACGCAACAGTAATCCTAGGAAAGCAGGCTCTTGTTGAGGCTGTTTCATATGAGCCAAAGACTGTTATCGGTCCAGTTACAGATAAGTTGATGCGCTTCCGCCCAGCGGGTTGGAAGGGTCTTCTCGGATGGAACGTCTACCGCAAGGAAGCACGTTACGTTATCCAGACCAAGTCAAGCATCGCAACAGCGTAACTTTGACGGAAGGGGGAGGGCAACCTCCCCCTTCTACTTAAGGAAGATATGCCAAAGAAAAAACAAAAACCAGATATAACTTTCTTAACACCACTTAAGTTGCATGCCGTTCAGGCTCATGAAGTCTATACGGAATACAAGGATGCTGGATTTACAGAAGGTGAAGCGTGGGAATTATTAATGCGCCAGCTTCCTGAACTTGAATTAGAAACCCTAGACTTTTTAGATGAGGATATTGAAGATGCCTAATGTTGGAGGAATGAAGTTTGCATACACCGCTAAGGGTATGGCAGCTGCGAAGAAAGAAGAAATGAAAACTGGCAAGAAGATGGTTAAGAAGCCAGTTGTCAAGAAGGCAGTAGTCAAGAAGGCAAAGAAGAAGTAAGTGGACCCAAGACTAAAGCGAGCAGGAGTATCTGGTTTTAATAAAGCCAAGCGAACACCTGGTCATCCAAAGAAGTCACATGTTGTTGTAGCCAAATCTGGTTCACAAGTAAAGACTATTCGCTTTGGTCAACAAGGCGTGTCTGGTTCACCAGAGAAATCTGGTGAAACCAAGGCATACAAACAACGTCGCCAAAGTTTTAAGGCACGTCATGCTAGCAATATTAACAAGGGTGTTATGTCGGCAGCCTACTGGGCAGACAAGGTGAAATGGTAATGACAAAGATTTTCCGTGGACCAACCATGAGAATAAAACTAGGTATGCAAAACGACCTATGGTTTGTTTCATATCCATGGGGAAAGACTGTTGTCAAAGACAATGGAACCTGGAAGACAATCGTATCTCCGCAGGATTCATCTCTTGCCAATTACGACAAGGTTCTCCGTGGTGGATACGACAATCCAATTACAGACGAAGAAGCAGAAGAGTTAGAAGAGGCTGGTTATGGAGACTACATTGTCGAATTGTAGAAGTGGTTGCAGAGAGCAGAACCATGATAGCTATGCAGAATGTTTGCAAGCATCAAACATTAGTTTTGGTAACGAGCAGGTTGGCAGCACATTAAAGAAGAATGAAAAAGAATTAACCGCTTATCGTGATGCACGAAAGATTGGTATCCAACCAGCATCAACAAGAATGAAAGACATTCAGAAAGCCGTAAGGGTTTCTGAAGCTACTGGAAGGGCAGCGAAAGCGTAATGGCAACATTAAACCAGTTGGTCGAACAGACTATTGCAGAGGTTGGTTCTTATGTAAAGAACCAAGAATCTGTTACCGTCATTACTTCTTCTATGAATAGCAGTGACCTAACTGTATCAATCGATGATGCCTCATCTCTTAGCAAGGGTATTGTTGAAATTGATGAAGAGCTTATCTATGTAAAGAAGTCAATCAAGGACAGCGGTACTATCCAAATTCTTGGTGTTGCAGGTAACCCTGTAGGTCGTGGCTGGCGTGGCACAGCAGCAACAAGTCACGTTGCTGGCTCAGTCGTACGCAACAACCCACTATTCCCAAAGACTCAAGTCAAGCGAGCCATCCTAGAAACAATCAAGGGAATGTCATTCCCTGTTATTGCTAATCAAACATTCCAGTTTAATGGGTCTGACTATTCATACATCATGCCAGATGCGCTAGAAGATATCACTGGTATCTCATGGGATGTGCCAGATTCAACAGGTGTGTGGCAGATAATTAAGAACTGGCGACTAGATACAAATTACTATGATGCCACAACAGGAACCACCAAGCAGGCTCTTGTCTTAAAAGAAACCCCAATGCCTGGTCGTGATGTACGAGTTCAGTACACAAAGTTCCCAACAGTTATTACAGACAATCAAGATTTAACCGTAAGCGGTCTGCCATCTTCTTGCGAAGATGTAGTCCGACTCGGTGCTATGTATCGTCTACTGTCAACAGTAGATGCAGGAAAGGTTACAGCAGTATCTGTATCCGCAGATGCACTTGACCAACCAGTTGCAGCTGGTGCTTCAACCAGCGCTGCTAAATATATTTTCCAGCTTTACACTGTTCGCTTGGCGGAGGAAATCGCAAAGCAACAGGCAAACTTCCTAAACATCATCCAGTATACGAGGTAACGAATGTCATCACCGTCACGTTATTACAGTTCTACAGCTGCTAAGACAACGCTTTCAAGTTCTGTAGATTCATCAAGCGCAAGCATCCTACTTGCTGCACCATCTGGTCTTCCATCCCAGTATCCGTTTACCTTGATTCTTGAAAAGGATACGGCTAACGAAGAAATTGTAACGGTAACTGGTTTAGTCGGTTCCTCTTACAGTGTTACTCGTGGTGTTGACGGAAGCACAGCCAAGGCTCACTCAGTTGGTGCAACCGTAGAACACGGTGTATCTGCTCGTGACTTTGCCGAATCTCGTACACACGAATCATCAACCAACGCTCACGGCGTAACTGGAGATATCGTTGGTACTGGCGGAACTCAGACACTTACTGGCAAGACACTAACCACAGCAACTC